GGTCGGTGCCATCCAAGCAGGAACCGAACAGGCTGGTGGAGCAGCAGCTCGGCCGGAAAGCCTTGTTGTCGCTGCTGACCTCATAGGTGCGGCTGCGCAGCGGGTAATGGTGGTCAGGCCAGTTGCTCTCAGCAAATACGATGCAGGCGATCACCGGCTTTGCAAGCTGGGTCTTGTTGTGTTCAACGAACAGGTCCCGCAGTTCGGGATAGGTCATGTTCTGGTTATCCATAGCTGATACCTCCATCAGAGAACAAAGCAGATAACGAGCAGGGTGACGGCAAAGGCTGCTGCGCCGATGGCAACGGCGTTCAGCACGTTGTTGAAACGCTCCCGGTCGGCATCCTTCTGGCGGCGGGCTGCGCGGCTCCGCTGCTGTGCGGGGCTGTTCAGCATCCGCAGGAAGCAGTTCGGGTCGTTCTCCCACTCACGGGTCATCTCAGCGGTCATGTTCTCGTTTTTCATAGATAAAAACCTCCATAGTATCAATTTCTTTACGGGTGGCTCCCGCGACGCCCAGCAGGGCGTTTCGACCGGTGCCAACGGCCATCATCAGGCGAGTTTCAAGAGACTTCGTTGATGCGGGTGCACTCGACATTCTTGTTTTCGTCCACCCACATGATATGTTCAAAAGCGGTTTCGCTGTGGGCTGCATCGGTGCGATGCCATCCTCTGCCGCGATTGGTGAGGATGTCGGTGTAGATGTTCTTCTTGAGGCCGGGTAGTCCCCTGACCTTGTGGTCTGCCTTGTCTGCCTGCATGATGTTCAGCAGGTAAACCTTCTCGGTGTCCAGATAGCTCTCTGCTTCGCTCATTGCATCCAGCAGGTTGTCAGCTTCCAGAACCTTGTAATCAATGGTCATCGGCTTATA